TGTAACCGCCGGAGACGCAGACCCAAAAGCCACAAGCGCGGGAGCATCGGCCGACTAATCGTCGAGTTATCTCTCGCAACGCAGATTCCGATGCAGTATTGGACGGACGAGCAGGACATTCTGACGGCCATCGAGATTTTAGGAGATAAACGTGGCAAGTGAAGGCATCGCATACGATAGAGCGGAACTTCGCAGAATCACACGATCATTTAAAGCGATGGATGAAGAAGGCGTAGCAGCCGCAAAAGAAATCGGCGGCGAACTAGCAACTTATGCAGCGAATGAAATCAAAGTCGCTTCATTAGGTCGCACCGTCTCTGCTCTCGGAGTTCGTCGCGTAGCAGCCGGCGTTCGAGTATCAAAGTCGAGCAAAATCGGAGAGTTCTCTTACGGCTTCGCCACGCAGAGATTTAGCGGCGGTGGCACGACCCAGCAGCTAGTTTACGGATTAGAGTTCGGCTCAAAAAGATTCAAGCAGTTCCCTTCATACTCCGGGCGCAGTGGACGAGGTGGCACGGGATACTTTATTTATCCGACCCTGCGTCGAATTCAACCTGAGCTTGTCGCAAGGTGGGAACGTCGATTCGCAGAAATAGTGAGTAAATACTGATGGCCGGCAATCGCACCTTAAAGCTCACTATACTAGGCGACACCGACAACCTTCTGAAAAGTCTCAAAGGCGCAGAAACATCTACTGAGACCTTTGGAGAGCGCGTCAGTGAGTTCGGCAAAAAGGCCGCTATAGCATTTGCGGCTGCCGGAGCCGCCGTAACCGCCTTCGCCGTTAGCGCAGTAAAGGCAGCGGCTGAGGACGAAGCAGCGCAGATAAAATTAGCTGAGACTATTCGCAGCACTACAAAGGCCACGGCTGACCAAATAGCCGGAGTCGAAGATTACATAACGCAGACAAGCATCGCCGTTGGAGTTACCGACGACAATCTTAGGCCGGCCTTTTCAAGACTTGTCAGAAGTACCAAAGATGTCGAGGACGCCCAGAAGTTATTAAATCTGGCCTTAGACCTATCGGCTGCAACCGGTAAACCATTAGAGTCTGTCAGTAATGCTCTAGGTCGAGCTTATGACGGTAACACTTTAGCCCTCGGCAAATTAGGGCTTGGACTCGATGCCAGCATTTTAAAGAGTGGAGATTTTGATGCCATATTCCAGCAACTTAACGGGACCTTTGGAGACTTTGCAGAGAACGCCGGGCAATCAACACAAAAGCAACTTGAACGCGTACAAATCGCATTAGACGAGGCTAAGGAGTCAGTCGGAGCCGCGTTACTTCCGGTCGTTCAAGAATTAACTCAGTTTATTTTAGTAAAATTCGTCCCTGCGTTAAATGCCTTTATTGATGGTTTAACCGGAAAGAAAAGCGTTCAAGGTTCGTTAACTGAATCCCAAAAGACTGCGGAAGCATGGGGCAAAAAAATCAGGAGCTTAATCGATACGATCATCGAGTTTAAAGACGAGCTGACTATTGTCGCAGGTGTTATTGCGACTCTTTTCGTTGTAAATAAAATAGCCGCAGGCGTATCAGCTACAATTTTATTAATCCAGGGATTAGCTGCCGCTTATACGGCTCTTAGAAATAGCGCAGCAGCCGCAGCGATAGCCTCACGATTTGCCTTAAATCCATTAGCCGGACTTGGCACAGCTGCTGCCCTTGTTGGAGCAATCGTCGCAGCTACGCGGTTATTTGATAATCAAGCAGATGCGGCTGCTTTGGCCGGTGGTAACACGGTTCGAGCAGAAAGCCTACCTGGAGGATTTACGGCCGGGACAAGGATTACACCTAGCGGAACCGTTGTAAGTGGAGGCGCAGTCGTAACCGGTGGAGGGACGGTCGTTAGCGGTGCAGCCGTGGCAACTACTACAAAGCCCGCAGCGGTTGAAGTTACCAAAAAGAGCGCAGAAGAAATAGGCGATGCTTTCGCTAATAGTTTTAGAGGGTTAGTAGGTGGAACGCCTGACGTCGCAGGATTTAGAGCCTTTGAAGAGACCGGGTCCAGGGCAGGTTTAGCTTTGCCGATAGGTCCTACGTTCGACCCAGCTAGATTTAGGATGGGAGAGGAACGCAGCCTGACTATTAACGTTAACGCGCCAAGCATCATTGATAAACCGGCCTTTGCTGAAGCGGTCGTCGATGCTCTAAATGAGGCACAGTATCGTTCTGGGGCCGGCGGGTCTCAGCTAATCCTATGACGCTCTGGGTCCCGGAATGGCGGGTCAAAATAAACCAGACGGAAATCACGACTGCAACTCTCAGCAACCTGACGATTACTAGCGGTCGCACCGACATTTATTCGCAGCCCACCGCTGGTTATTGCAGTCTAACGCTTGTCGAAACTAACGAAACCTCTATTCCTTATGAAATTAACGATGGTTTAACGATAGAAATAAAGAAAAGCGATGGAGCGTATGTTCCTCTTTTCGGTGGATTCATAACCGATTTAGCGATTCAAGTCGGCACAAGCGGAACAAATGCCACTAGGCAGAACATCAACATTATCGCCGTCGGAGCTTTGGCGCGGTTAGCGCGTTCTGTATTCGAAGGCAATATTGCCAGCGATTTTGATGGCGACCAGATTTATGAACTTCTCTCCACGGTTTTATTTGACCAATGGAACGAAGTCCCAGCGGCTGAAACTTGGAACGCGTATGATCCTGCGGTCCAATGGGAAGATGCAGAAAATAGCGGACTTGGAGAGATAGACCGTCCAGGCGATTACGACCTTGATTCTCAGAACGGCGTTACAGATAACGTCTACGATTTAGCTTCAGGAATAGCGACTTCGGGTCTTGGTTATCTTTATGAGGATTCGTCAGGTCGTATCGGCTACGCGGACTCAACGCATCGAAGCCAATATCTGGCGACTTTCGGTTATGTAGATTTAGACGGCAGCCACGCCCTCGCGCCCGGGATGGCCGTTACCAAGAGAGCCGGCGACGTCCGTAACTCGATAACCATCGCTTATACCTCATCTGGTAATTCAACCGTAACAGATAGCGACGCGGCCTCGATTAGCGATTACGGGCAACTGGCGACCAATATTCGGACGACCCTAAAAAATCAAAACGACGCAGAAGACCAGGCCGCTTTTTATCTATTGATTAGGGCCTATCCGCAGTTCCAGTTTACGCAGGTAACTTTCCCGCTGGGTTCGACCGACATCGACAATGCCGACCGAGATGCTCTACTTCAGGTCTTTATGGGTTTACCGGTCAACATCCAAAATCTGCCCGGAAATATGGTCGATGGAGAATTCCAGGGATTTGTCGAAGGTTGGACCTTTTCGGCGGGCTATAAATCTCTGAGTCTGCGGATGACGGTCAGCCCGATTGCCTTTAGCTTACAGGCCTTCCGTTGGAACTCGGTCCCGGTGGTAGAACAATGGGCCACGTTATCACCGACGCTTGACTGGCTCAACGCTACGATTGTCGCATAAAGGAGACCTATGCCAAATACAACGAACTTTAACTGGGCAACGCCGGCAGACACAGACCTTGTGAAAGATGGCGCAGCCGCTATCCGGACACTTGGTAACTCGATTGATTCATCTTTTGTTGATTTAAAAGGTGGAACGACTGGACAAATATTAAGCAAAGCGTCAAATACTGATTTAGATTTTACCTTTGTAACTCCTAACGTCGGCGACATAACCGAGGTACAAGCAGGGACAGGAATCTCCGTTGCTTCAGGCACGGGCCCGATTCCTGTAGTAACTAGCACGGTTGCGACTACTTTTGATGCAAAAGGCGATTTAGTAGTCGGCACAGGCGCAGACACATTCGCCAAGCTCACAGTTGGAACCAACGGCTACACACTTGTAGCGGATTCTGCGGAAACGACAGGCTTGAAGTGGGCTGCGCCTGCTAGTGGTGGTGGTTTAGTTTTTATTACTTCAAATACTTTTTCTGGTTCTTCTGGTGTAAATATTAATAATTGTTTTACCTCAACTTATGATAATTACATAATAATTTTGGGGCGCGCCACTTCTTCAGGCGGAGCAAATGTTGAGATGCGTTTAAGGGTTAGCGGCGCAGATGCTACCGCAGGCAATTATGTGCGCCAATTATTAAATGCAAGCAGCTCAACCTTAGTAGGTCAAAGAGACACTAACCAAACTCAATGGTCGCAAATTGCTACAGCGCCAGCCACAACTGAAAATAGTTTTATGTTTTTTAAGATATTTAATCCAGCCAGAACAGTAGCTACATACGCGACTAGCGAACATAATGACGGCGAAACAGGAAATGGTTTAGTTTTGGCTCACCGAACATTCACACATACATTAACTACTGCCTATGATGGTTTTACAATTTATCCATCTTCAGGAACTTTTAGTGGAACTGT